CCCGCCGAAGAAAGAGCGATTGAACGTGTTATGAACGGTGTAAAGAAAATTTACAGCGCGAAGTAACTTAGCTGTCAAAGCCTGCCGTGGTATCTATCTTCTTTTCCAGCAAGTAGCGAAATACCTTTGCGGTATCTACGCAGTCACCCAACGCGCGGTGCGCATCCATTCTGTCAATCCAGAAGTGTGCGCACAGGGTTCCCAACTTATAATCCATAACATCATAGTTTTGGTTATAGTTCGGCCCATAGCCGCCCGAATCCCTGTCATAAGTCCACTTTGGCTTTTTCAGCAGATGCCCGGCCAGTTCGTAGGTATCGTAGAAGCGGCGCGTTTCCGGCGTGACATCCAGACCCGCGCGGCACAGGAATTTTAAATCAAATTCCAGATTGTGGCCGAGAAGCGGCATATCCCCGATGAACTCTTGCAGTGACGGGATGATCTGGTACAGCATCGGCGCACCCTCTAACATTTCTGGTGTTATGCCATTGACGGACATAGCCTCACGCGCGGAATCCATCGAAAGTTTCTGCGGGGGGGGGTAATCATTGTATGGAATACCTCAACAAATTTAAAACTCTTTACCTTGATTGCCGCAACTTCCAGAACTGCATCTTTAGTGCATGACAGCCCCGTTGTTTCGGTGTCCAGAACAACAAAATCCGCGAACTTGGCGGCGTTGCTCTTGGCTGTAACGCGGGGATATGTCATTGCTTCTTTGAGATAAGACACAGGCTGCGCCTTTTGCTTCACACCGTCACGGCGTATTTCTGCGTGCGGAAGATTGTTTAGTTCTTCCCAAAAGGCTGCTTTCTTGCGTTCCCGTTCTAGGCGTGCCGCTTCTGCAAGCTCCTTTTCACACTTTTCGCATTGACCGAAACTGTTCAGCTTTAAGAAAAACCCCCACTTGCCGCAGCGTTTACACTTTGCCATAAGTAACACCCTTTCGCATTTATTTACTACCAGCATAGCAGAAATGCACGATATATGCAATAAAAAGTTGAAACGGAGGTATTGCGGTTGACGCAGGCTGAATTAAAAACGGTACTGGACAGCAGCGGTATTCCGTTTGCATACCGCGCATGGAAAAACGGCCATGATCTGCCGTTCGGCGTGTTCTATTTTGAGCGCGACAATCCCTTTGCGGCAGATGGCATTGTGTACGCCAAAAAGACCCTCTATGCCCTTGAACTGTACACAGCCGAAAAAGACCCCGATACCGAAGCGGCGCTTGAAAAAGCGCTGACGGCGGCGGGCATCTTTTACAGCAAGTCCGATGAAATCTACATTGACGAAGAACAGATGTTCTATGTCATCTATGAAATTGAGGTGTAAAAATGTCTAAAGATAAAGTGCTTTTCAATCTCAAAAACGCGCACTACGCCAAGCACAAAGTGACTGGCGAAGATGGCACGATCACCTTCGACACCCCTGTTGCCATCCCCGGCAGCGTGTCGCTGTCTCTGGATGCCGAGGGCGAAGTTACGAAGTTCTACGCGGACGGCATTGTGTACTACGTCTGCCAGAGCAACAACGGCTATTCCGGCGATTTTGAAGTCGCTATGTTCCCCGAACAGATGATGCTTGACATCTGGGGCATGACAAAAAGCAAAAACGGCCTGATTGTCGAGAATGCCAACGTCCAGCCCGCCAGCTTCGCCCTGCTGTTTGAGGTGGACGGCGACACCACCGGGCGCAAGTATGTGCTTTACAACTGTTCGGCAACCCGCCCCGGTATCAACGCCAACACCAAGAGCGAAACCACCGACCCCGACACCCAGACTTCCACCATCACCGTGTCCCCGATGGCTGACGGTACGATCAAGGCCCACACGGCAGACGATGTCACCCCCGCCACGCTGAACGGCTGGTACACAAGCGTTACCCTGCCCACTGATGCAACCTAAAGTGTTCCACCGGAACACCCTGTATACAGGAGATCATACACATGGAAAAAACCATCAACATCGACGGCAAAGAAGTCCGCCTGCGTGCCACTGCTGCCGTGCCGCGTTTGTATCGTATCAAGTTCGGGCGTGACATCATGCAGGACTTGTCGAAGTTTTCCGACGCTTACGAAAAGGCCACCACCGAACAGGAACAGTTTGAAGCTACCGATCTTGGCCTGTTTGAGAATGTGGCCTACATCATGGCAAAGCACGCTGACAAAGATGCTGTGCCGTCCAGCGTGGAAGAATGGCTGGATTCCTTCGAGGTGTTCAGCATCTATCAAGTCCTGCCCGAAATTCTGACGCTGTGGAATCTGAACACGCTGACGACGGCAAAGCCGAAAAAAAAACAAGGGTAAGCACCCGCGAAATGACAACGCCGCTGTTTTTACTGCGCTGCGTGCAGATGGGCATTGCTCTGCGCGATCTTGATCTGCTGACCGTCGGCATGGTAAACGACATGGCGATTGAACGGGAAAACGATGACTACAAGTGGCCGCTGAAAGCGACGCAGGCAGACATCGACAAATTCTTTGGGTGAGGTGAAGATTATGAAACGCTTCAAGAGCGCCGTGCAGCTTCTTCGGAGACTGTCCGACATTCCCGGCTTTTGGCTTTCTGTGTATACCGCAGTTATCAACACAATCTTGATAGTGACATTAGCAGCGAAATAGTTGCTACTATAGCGCCATAACCAGCAATAAGATTTGTAACTGCTTTGTCGATATTGTCCTTTTTTCGACTTTCGTATTCATCTGTTGCTTTCGTAGACAACGTCACATCTGTGTCATCATTGTATTTGACATCGGAAAAGTCAAGCATATCTGCACCAACGGTTTCTTGCAGTTTGATGTAGTCGCCTACTTTTGTTGTTTCCAAGACCTTACCCAGTTTCTTGTACTTCCGAACGGCGGTGAAAATTTTATACTGCTGTTTTGTCATGGCAAATGCCCCCTTTGCCTACAAGGATAGCACACATTATTTGCAGGGGCAATATTAACGGTGCAGTAAAGGCCATGCGCTTGCTCGGGTCATACCGCCGCACTGCATCGCGGACGCTGAACCAGCCCTCTACAATCAAGTCATCCCGGTCAATGCCCACGCGGTCAGCAAGGCCCTTGTTTTTGGCGTAGATTTTAGCCATCTGCTGGCGGATGAAATTTTGGTGACGCTCCCACAGCGCATTTGTGGCGGCAGTGTCACCGGCCTTGCCTTGCATAATCAGTGTTAAATCGTCCAGTTCGTTCATTGATTGCACCTCCGCTTTGTGGTATACTTTAGTGAAGATGCTGCCCTGCGTCTGCCCCCGCTGCCCGGCGGGGATTTTTTATAAGCTCGGTATGGTCTGGATAGCGCAACCCTCCCGCTTTACACCATGCCGTTGTAGGCTTCACGCAGCATCGGGCCGAACTCGTCCGGGTTGGCTACCAGCCACGCAAGGGCGGCAAGCTCTTTGCTGCCGTAGTGTTCGGCGTTCAGCCTGTAAGCGATGTCCGCCACCGCACGGTCAAGGTCTTGCCTGGGAATAACGCCACTTTCCAGCGCATCCATTGTGGCGCGGGCCTCTGCCTTATCAGTGAAATGGATTTCAATGTGGCGGCCATCAGCTGAAATCATGGAGAGGGTGGCGCAAATCTTACCTTTGTTCTTCATAAAATCTCCTATTCTGGCGCGGTGTGGGCGTGCCCTCATCGTGTCGTTTGTTTGTCGTTGGTTTGTTAGATTCGGAACAGCGAGAGCCTACAAAGCCCACCGTTATGCGGAAAACTGCGTGTTGCTGGTGTGTTGATTTCTGTGCCATTACTGTGCCCTTCGCCGTGCCCCTTGTGGTTGCAACGTGGTTGATACAAAAGTTCGGAGAACTGATAAAGCACGATCCCATGCGGGAAATTGCTGGTTAGCATTTGGTTGCAAATGGTAGCTTTTGGTATCTTTAACCTGCACTCAAATTATTTCCGCTATGCCACTCTGGCACAAGGGTTATGCCAAAATGGCACAAGGTTCACTGTTAGACGGCTCATTTTCGCTCCTACCTTATGCCAAAATGGCATAACCAGTGAACTTTTTAGCTGTTCTGCCTTATGCCATTTTGGCACACATATTTATATATAAGCCACCTGGTAGCGATTAAGGCGGAGTTTTCCAGCGAACAGAAAAGCGGTAGTCGGTCTTTGTACGATTGCTTTTTCCGCTTGCCGTAACGTCAATAAAACCAGCCTTTACAAGCGCTTCAACATTCCGTATCAATGTGCGGTTTGCGATCCCGTAGTTTTCAGCCGTCCGGCGTGAAAACTGAAAATCTGGTTTTCCTTTTGCTTCCAGAATCATACACTGGTAGCACCAACGGTCTGAAGATGTCAGTGCCAAAAAGGCCGGGTGCTGCATCAGCGTGGCCCCCATTTGGATAAAAATAGGTTCCGTACTATCCGCTGTCCCTGCACACCAATACGGGAGCTTATATGTAGGTTTGGAAGATTTGCGGCTCATAAATAGTTGTCAAGGTCCATCTGACCAAGAGGGATACCCAGCTTACGAGCAACAGGGGCGATTGATTTCAGCCCATGCTTACACCGCGCGGCCTGGACGTGGTAAAAGGCGGCCATTTCTTTTTGTGCGGTTTCCGGGTCATCACTCGGTAGGAAGTACCCGCCGTAGCCGCCAGGCGCATACAGGATGATCTCGCCTGCGTCGCGTGCCTTCATAATCAGGCTGCGCAGGCCGCGCGGGGTAGTCTCCAGTTTGGCGGCCAGCACATCGGCGCGGGTCGCGTTCTCACGACCGTGTTTTAAAACTTCAGTGATTCGCATTGTAATACTCCCTTCAAAATGATAAAATGGGAGTGGAGATGGGCTTGCCGGCTTTTCTCCACCCTTTGGCCGTCTGGCGTGCTGCAACACGCTGGACGGCTATTTTCGTTGTCATAACTCCACCCGGTGGATACCGGGC